CTCGAAGAATCTAAAATTGCAGATAGAGAAAATGCAATTATTAATGCCGCTCCACAAGTTTCTGTAGCTACTTAATAAAACGCTACATCGCTGAAATCGTATATTTCTGTAAGGATCTCTTGCACTCTACTAAAATCTCATATATAACTTAATCACTATACAATTTTTAAATTGTTGAATGTAGACGCGTATAGTCGACGGCCTAGAGACTACGTTCACACTAACTAGGAAAAGGAGAAAAAATTATGGCAAAAACAAACTTTTCTGGTCCGATAACTTCGGGTAATATCAGAAATACAACAGGAACAACAGTAAGTACTAATGTAAGAAACATTGGCTTTACAGAAGTAAGTCAAACGTTTCCAGTTGATTACTCTATGTTTACTTTTGATGACGATTCATTAGTAACAACAGCAGGTGGTGGAGCAGCAGGAACTTCAGCAGGAACACTTACTCAAGTTCAAAACTATGTAATGCCGAATTCATACGGCGGAGTTTATGGTGCAGCACTTGTATCAATTAACTCTTCAGCTAATGATTCAGGTATAACATTTACAATAACAGGAACTGACATCAATGGTGCTACTCAAACTGAGGGAGCTATTACAGGACCAAATACAACTACTGTACAAAGTACTTTATGTTACCAAACAGTAACTTCAATTGTTACAAGTGGTACTTTAACAGGTAATGTTAAAATTGGTTATGATGGAGCAGTAGTAACTACAAAAGCATATTGGCCTTTAAGATCTAACTTCAACGTTGATCCTCAAGGACAAACAGCTACATCTGTTAACAGCGGTGAATTGGTTGACGCAGCTAACTTAGCTAATAATATTGTAATTCCAAAAAATTCAAGAGTTACATATATAAGAGGTATCATACCAGCTAACTTAGTCTTTGACTTTGCGGGAGCTACAACTTTTGGTTTTGGAACTACTTCATACAATAACGCTGGAACTACTGAAGTTGATGAAGATTACTTCTCACTATCTGCAACAGCAAATGCTAAATCAGCTGCTTTCTATGACACGTTAACTGACTTTGGAAACGTTTCTGCAGCTATGTATACAAATCACTTAAATGTGAGTAATGCAGACTCAGGAAGTGGAACAGCTAGTGGCGAGATTGATAAAGAGTTAATGTTAGTAATGAACATTGCAAACGGTGCAACTGCTACGGCAGGTGAAATGCTTGTGGTGGTAAATTACTTACAACAAGTAAACACAACTAACTAATAAATTCTTCTTAGGCCCTTCGGGGCCTAAGAAATAATATTAAATAGGAGAAAATAAATATGCCAAATCAATCTTATGTAGCAGCCAAGATGTTTAAAGCTGTAACTGCAGATGTTGATGCGATTTGTAAAGCGCAAACTACTTCAGGAGCGGCTGATTTAACTTTAGATGGTGATAGAGTTGGTGCTGGTTTTGAAGCTAGTGGAGCAGCAAATGACGGCTCTAACATGTCTACAACGGTTACAATCAAATCTGGTGGTTCAGATGAATCTGGAGATACTTTTACTATTACAGGAACTGATTCTTCAGGAAATGCAGATAGTGAAAATATTGCAGGTCCAGGAGCTGGTTTAACAGTTACTACAACTAAAGATTTTTTAACTGTAACTGGTGTTTCAGTAGACGGTGCTTTAACAGGAAATGTTGAAGTAGGTTTTACAGCAACTAGCACGACAAAAGGTATTGTCTTTGCAGGTCCAACAAGAATTAGAGGAATGCATGGAGTTAGTCTCGCTGCAACAGCAGCAGCTGCAATTTTCAGAAATACATCTCAAACAGGAGTAAAAATTGTAGAGATGGATTCACCAGCAGTCGCTGGAATGATGGATCCATATATTCCTGATAATGGATGTTATTTTGACGCTGGAGCGTATGTAGATATCAGTGCAGGTTTTGACAGCTTAACAGTATTTTACGACGGTCCAAACCCAAGTTAGGAAAACTAGATGGCGACGATTACTTATACAGTCACTGTCGCAAGTGGCACTAATGCCTTTAGCGCTGCCAATCCCAAATTTTTTATAAATGGGGTTGTTAGTCCTGTATTGGAATTACAAGAAGGTAATACTTATGTTTTTGATCAATCGGACGCAAGCAATAATCCTTATCGGTTATGTTTTTCCATTACAAGTAATGGAACATTTACTACAGGTGGGGTAGAATATACAACAGGCGTTACTAAAACAGGCTCTCCAGGTACAGATGGAAAAACTACTATTGTGCTTCCAGCTAATGTAGCGGTCCCAACATTATTTTATTATGACGGGGGTGCACCAGGAACTTCGGGACTAGGTAATGTTGCTAATACAATCAGTCCAACTTCTCAAGCTACAGATTTATTTAATCCAGCAATTGATGACATTATAGAAGAAGCTTTTGAAAGAACTAATATTAGAGGTACAAGAACAGGATATCAATTAAGATCTGCAAGAAGATCTTTAAATATAATGTTTCAAGAGTGGGAAAATAGAGGTGTACATTTATGGAAAGTTAAACTTGCTAAAGTTCCATTAGTGGAAGGTCAAGCTGAATATAGTTATGCAAGTGATTCAGCTAATTTTCCTAATGATTTAAGTTCTGTTCTCGAAGCTTTTTATAGAAATAATTCTACCACTACAGCCCCAGAGGATATTGCCTTAACTCAAATTAGTAGATCCACTTATAATGCGACACCTAATAAATTAACTAAAGGAACTCCTTCTCAATTCTATGTAGATAGAACAATTAATCCAAGTATTTATTTATATGCTACACCTAGTTCAAGTGTTTCCAGTACCACTACTCCAAGTAGTTTTCAATTTTGTTTTTATTATTTAGCAAAAATAGAAAACCCAGGTGCTTATACCAACACTTCTGATGTAGTAAATAGATTTTATCCATGCATGATGTCAGGTCTTGCATATTATTTAAGTATGAAATTTTCTCCAGAGAGAACACCAGAACTTGAGAGAATTTATGAAAGTGAAATGATAAGAGCATTAGATGCAGACAATCAAGGTACATCTACTTATATTTCCCCACAAACTTTCTATGGAGATGGAGTATTATCATAATGGGAGTTTTTGCAAAAGGAAAACAAGCGTTAGCTATTTCAGATAGAAGTGGCTTAAGATTTCCATATACAGAAATGGTTAGAGAGTGGAATGGTTCTTTAGTTCATTATTCAGAGTATGAACCTAAGCAACCACAATTGCAACCAAAGCCGGTTGGTAATGATCCACAAGCTTTACAAAATCCAAGAGTTCAAGCAGGAGATACTCCTCAATTAATTTTATTACAACCCGATCCGTTTGAAGTGGTTATTTCGGGAGCCAACACTTATGTAAATGTTTATTCAATTGATCATCAAAGAAAAGCAACTTCTAAAGTTAGATTAAGAGGTGCTCCTTTGGTTACTGGGCCAGGTACCGGCGGAGGAGATGCTTTAAATTTAAAATCTTTTGCACCTATTGCACAAATTAATGGAGTAACAGATATTGACGCTGCAGCCGGTCATACAATTTATTTAGGTAAAATAGACTCGACAGGTACAGTAAGTAATAGTACAACAACAGATAGTTTAACAAGTCCAATAAATTATTTTTATTTTCAAAGTGGTGATACGGCAAGCGCGCCAGGTATAGGTGGTGGAAATAATTGTTCAGCTGGACCTGTAACATTGGAGGCATTATAATATGGCATATAGTTTAGCAAATTTATATACGGATATTAGAGGCTATACTGAAGTATCAGATACAGTATTAAGTGATTCAGTTTTAGCAACTATTACTAAAAATACCGAAAATCAAATTTTAAGAGCTGTCCCTACCGATCAGAACGCTCATTATGCTACTTCTAATTTAGTAGTAAATAACAGATATGTAACTATTCCCTCAGATTTAAGATCTATTAATTATGTTCAATTGACAGATGCTAATGGAAAACAAACTTTTTTAGAACAAAGAGATCCAAGTTTTATGGCAGAATATTATTCTACGCCAGAGTCAGCAGCCGTGAGTATCCCAAAATACTATGGAAATTGGGACGAAACATACTGGGTTGTCGCCCCTAGCCCCGATACTTCTTATAAAATTACTTTGGCATATAATAAAGAACCTACTAGCCTCGTGACAGATACAGCTGGAACTTATCTATCTAATAAATACCAAGATCTCCTTTTATATGGGGCTCTTGCAAATACATATGGGTACTTGAAAGGTCCGCAGGATATGTTACAATACTACCAGCAGCAATTTCAAAATGCTCTAACAACGTACGCAACTGAGCAAATCGGTTACAGACGCAGAGACGAATACGAAGATGGCATGATTCGTCAACAATTAAAATCTAAGTCGCCATCAAGTTACGGAGTTAATAATTAAGGAGAAAATAATATGGCAAACTATGTACCAGATCTAATGAAACCAAACCTTTTTAAAGGTAATTTC